ACCAGCTGCCTGAGCTGGATGGCCAGATCACTGTGCCAGCGTCCGAGATTATTCACGACCGCTGCATCTGTCCGTTCCATCCGCTGATCGGGCTTCCGCCTATCGCGGCTGCACACTGGCCGGCACTGAAGAACATGCGCATCCTGAAATCCTCTGCCGAGTTCTTCGCAAACAACGCCCAGCCGTCCGGCATCCTTTCTGCGCCGGGCGCTATCTCCGACCCTACCGCCGACCGGCTGAAGACATATTGGAACGAGAATTTCACGGGGTCGAATGCTGGCAAGGTTGCCGTGGTGGGTGATGGCCTGCAGTTCGTTTCCCTGGCATCAAAGTCTGTCGACTCGCAGATGGTCGAGCAGTTGCGCTATTCCGATGAGCAGATTTGCCAGCCGTTCGGCATCCTGCCGTTCAAGGTTGGACTGGGCAGCATTCCTGCCGGCCTGACCGTGGATGCCATCAACCAGCTCTACTACAACGACGCTCTGCAGGCGCCCATCCAGGCAATGGAGGCGCTACTGACTGCCGGGCTTGATGCGGCACCCCTGCGCGTGGATATGGATGAAACGGTCCTGATGCGCATGGATATGGGCAAAAAAGCTGAGTACCACAGCGCCCTGGTATCCGGCAGCATCGAGACCATTAACAACGCGCGTCTTGAGTTCAACCTCCCCCCGCTGGAAGGCGGCGACACTGTATACATGCAGCAGCAGGACTTCCCCCTTGAGCAGGTACGGCAGAACGTGTTGCCAAGCAATGCGCCGGCGCCGGAGGTGGAGCCAGTTAATTCTTCGGAAGAAGTCGAGCGTGAAGAAGAAATGAAGTCTATGCGGGCCGAGATAAACACCCGTAAAGCTGTTGACGGATTTGAGAGGGCCGTAGCATGACGGAGTTTGATCCAGTTGCATTCGGCGAGGCCGTTGGCCGCCGGGTTAAAGAGATTGCATCACAGATGGAACTGCGCATGGCTGAACTTGAAAAAGCCCTGGCTGAGCGGCCCGACCTTGAATCCATCGCCAAGCAAGCGGCAGCCCTTGTGCCGGCGCCCGAGAACGGTAAGGACGCTGACCCTGAAGTCATCAAGCGGATGGTGGCTGATGCCGTATCGGAATTGCCTGCCCCAGAGCGCGGCGAAGAGGGCAAGAGCGTCACCCTCGAAGACGTGGCGCCCATGATCAGCGAAGAGGTGGCCAAGGCTGCTGCCGGGCTTCCAGCGCCCAAGGATGGCGAATCAGTGACCGCTGAGGACGTGCGCCCAATGCTGAGCGAGCTGGTTGCCGAGGCCGTCAAGGCTTTGCCCGCGCCCGCCCCCGGCAAGGACGCCGACATGGACGAAATCAAGCGGCACGTTGAGCAGATGGTCAAAGGCATTGAGCCTGCACCCGCACCGACCGTGGATGAGGTGGCAGCCACCTTCGAGCGTCGCTTCTCCGATCTGGCTCTGTCTTGGGAGCGCCAAGCGCGTGACACCTTCGACAAGGCGGCGGATCGCATGCCCACGCCAAAGAATGGTCTGGACGCGCTGCCGCTGGATAGCTTCGATCTGACTCTGGGCGAGGATGGCCGCACCATCACCGTGAAGATGCAGGCCGGCGATAACCTGATCGAGAAGTCAGTCAAGATTGCCGCAGTCGTGGACCGTGGCGTCTTCAGCAAAGACTACGGCAATTACGAGAAAGGCGACGGTACCACCTACGGCGGCTGCTACTGGATCGCCCAGAAGGATGCGCCGGAGGGCGTGCCCGGCGGCTCTGCTGATTGGCGCCTGGCCGTGAAGAAAGGCCGCGATGGTAAAGACCTGCGCCCGAACTCTTCCAGCCATGACCCTGACAAAGGGGTGAAGCTGAAATGATGTACATCACCCTGGAACAGGCCAAGCATCAGCTGGAGATGGATCACGACGACGATGATTCTCTGATTACCGGTTACATCAAGTCCGCTTCCAGCGCCGCGAAAAACTACCTCAAATCAGCATCGCCGTTTGAGGTCGAACGCGACCTGCACGGCAACCCGATTCAAGACAGCAACGGCGATCCCGTTTACATAACCGACAGCCAAGAATCAATGATTGTTCGCGATGAGGTTCAGCTTGCCGTAATGCTACTGGTTGCTATTTCCTACAAAGACCGCGACAACAACGCAGACGGCGCATACGAGCAGGGCTATCTACCCAAGCCAGTGACCGCGCTGCTCTACCCGTTGCGCGATCCTGCGCTGGCGTGAGGTGAGCATGGGTATCAAAGCCGGACGCCTGCGCCACCGAGTCGCCATCCAGCAGAAGGTGACAAGTCGTGACCCGAACAGTGGCGCGCAGATCGTCACATGGCAAACCGTAACCGGCTGGGAGTCGGTACCCTGCGCCATCGAGCCGCTGAGCGTGAAGGACTTCATGGCGGCGCACGCTAACCAATCAGAGATTGTGGCGCGCATCACGCTGCGCCATCGTGAGGGCCTGCTGCCGACTATGCGACTGGTGCATAACGGCAAGATTTACAACCCGGCAGGCTTTCTGCCTGATCCGGATAGCGGGCTGAATTTTGTGACAGCGCCTTGCAGCGCGGGCGTGAACGAAGGTTGATGATGTGGCAAGGGTTGACGGTCGCATGCATCGCCAGCGGCCCAAGCCTGACCGCCGCTGACTGCGCCCTGGTCGAAGCTGCCGGCCTGCCAGCCATCGCCGTGAATAGCTCATGGCAGCTTGCTCGCTTTGCTGACGTTATCTACGCATCTGACGCGGGCTGGTGGGATCACAACCTGCACCTGATAGACGCACCGGCTGAGCGCTGGTCCAGCTACCAGAGCGCAGACACAAAGTACGGCATCAATCGGCACAGAGTGCCCAATCAGCCGCACAACAGCGGCATGCGGGCGATCCAGTTCGCGATTGAGCGCGGTGCGACCAGGGTGCTTCTGCTGGGGTATGACTGTTCCGTGGAGCGTGGCACCCACTGGCACGGCGACCACCAGAACACCAAGAACCCGGACGCCAAACGCTGCGCCATGTGGCAGCAGCAGTTCGCGCAGATCGACCGTAAGCAAGCAGCCATCATCAACTGTTCACGGGAAACGGCTCTGACCTGTTTCCCGCGCATGACCCTGGAGCAAGCCCTGTGCTGAAAACCTTCTCTGGCCGCGCCCCGTCGCAGAACGAATACGAGCTGCGACGATTCATTGCCCTGCTGAGAGACCGTGGCGTGCGGCGCTATCTCGAAGTCGGCAGCCGTCACGGCGACACCTTTCACGAGGTGATGAGCAGTTTGCCGGCCGGCAGCTACGGCTGCGCAGTCGATCTGCCTGGCGGCCTGTGGGGCAAGAAGAAGACTGAGCAATCGTTGCTGGCCGTTGCCGAAGACCTGCGCGCCAAGGGCTACATCATTGATGTCGTGCTGGGCAACAGCACTCACACTGACGTCATCGAGCGCATCCGCGGGCTCGGTAAGTTTGATGCGGCGCTTATCGATGGTGATCACACCTACAAGGGCGCCAAGCAGGACTGGGAAAACTACGCACCCATGGCAAGGCTGGTGGCCTTTCACGACATCGTAGGGCAGGGCCTGCGCGAGAATGTGCACGGCAACCCGGTAGAGGTGCCACGCCTGTGGGCGGAGATTGCCACCACCAATGCCGGCTGCGTTGAGTTCGTCGACAGTGAGTCAAAAATGGGAATCGGCGTATGCACATCACACTGATTGCCAGCCCGCGCGCGCGGCACCAACTGGAACACCAAACGGCCCTAGCCGCTGGATTCGAGGCGATTGGATTTGATGTCACTCTGACCCACGGCCAGGCAGCCAGAACGCAGCATGTAGCCTGCTGGGGCTGGCGGCTTGGGCAGAAACTGCGTGCCGCCGGCCATGACGTGCTGGTAGTGGAGCGCGGCTACCTTGGCGACCGGTTCGCCTGGACGTCGCTGGCGTGGAACGGCCTGAACGGCCACGGCGAGTTCCCGGCGGCACCGGTGGATGGCGGCGAGCGTTTCCGTCAGCACTTCAGCATGCAGCCGTGGAAAGAAGGCGGCGATTACGTGCTCCTGATGGGGCAGGTGCCCGGTGATGCCAGCTTGCAGGGTAAAGATCTCATGCCCTGGTATGAGCAGACCGCCGAGCGCGCCGCCGCTGCCTATGGGCTGCCAGTCAAGTTTCGCCCGCATCCACTCACCGCCCGCAAAGGCATCAAGCAGCAGCTGCGGATGGCGACCAACTCACGCGGCACCTTGGAAGAGGATCTGGCAGGCGCTGCTGTCGCCATCTGCTACAACAGCAACTCAGCTGTGGATGCTGTGCTGGCGGGTGTGCCAACCGTCACCGCCGATGTTGGCGCTATGGCATGGGATGTTACCGGCCACAAGCTGGGCGAAGTCGCCAAGCCAGACCGTGAGCAGTGGGCGCATGACTTGGCCTGGAAGCAATGGACGCTAGCAGAGATCGAAAGCGGGGAAGCCCTGCGCGGGCTGGTTGGCCATGACTGACGCAGTGTCGGTAAATGTTGATGGCTTGGCCGAGGTGCTTGGCAAGTTCGAGGCCATCGAAGTCGACCTGAAAACAAAGGGTGGCCGCTTTGCTTTGCGCAAGGCGGCTCAGCTGGTGCGGGACAAGGCTCGTCAGAACGCCGCTGCGCTGGACGACCCAGAGACCGCCGCGAACATTGAGAGCAACATTGTGGAGCGTTGGTCCGGCAGGACTTTCAAGCGCACCGGAAACCTGATGTTCCGCGTTGGCGTTATGGGCGGCGCCGGTGGCAATGCATCCTCGGCATCGCTGGATGGCCTGCCAGGCAAGGATACCAGGCACTGGAGATACAAGGAGTTTGGGACCGAGAAGATTGCCGCCACTCCGTTTATGCGCAGGGCTCTGGCTGAAAACATAGCCGCCGCCATCAGTGAGTTCTCAACCCAGTACGACAAGAAGATGACGCGCGCCATCAAGGCGGCCAAGAAGAAGGCGGGCATCAAGTGATCGCACCAATCTATCCGGTCTGCGCTGCCTCTACCGCCGTGCAGGCTGCGCTCGGAAATCCCCCGAGCATCTGGCCGTTTGGCGAGGTGCCGGAGGGCACGCCATACCCTTACGCCGTATGGCAGAGCGTCGGCGGCAGCCCAGAGAACTACATCAACCAAACGCCAGACATGGATGGGTACGGCCTGCAGGTCGACGTGTACGGCAATACCGGTGAGTCGGTAACCGCAGTGGCTGAGGCCCTGCGAGACGCCATTGAACCTCACGCCCATATCACCAGCTGGCTCGGCCAGAGCATGGACCGAGAAACCAAGCGATACCGCTACACCTTCAGCGTGGACTGGTTCGTCAGTCGCTGAAACGAGCAACCCCAACAACCCGCCTTGAGCGGGTTTTTTTATGCCTGAAAACCCGCAACAGGAGTACCACCAATGAGCAAGCTCACACAGGGCACCCAGATTTACTTCATCGACCCGGATGACGACTCTGTCGTAGCCGTTCAGTGCGCGACCAGTTTTAACCCGGGCGGCGCCCCTGCTGATCAGATCGACGATACTTGCCTGGAGTCCGATGAACGCACCTATAAGCCCGGTTTGCGTACGCCAGGCCAGGCAACCATCGGCCTCAATTCCGACCCGGAAAACGCGTCGCACATCCGTATGCACGAGCTGAGCGAAACTAACCCGCCTCCCGAGCTCAAGTGGGTGGCTGGCTGGTCCGATGGCACCGATGCGCCGACCGTTGACAGTGCTGGTGATTTCGACCTGCCAACAACTCGGACATGGTTCACCTTCCAGGGTTATATCAGCGACTTCCCGTTCGACTTCCAGCAGAACGCTGTCGTCACTTCTACCGTGACCGTTCAGCGTTCTGGTGGCTCTGCGTGGATTCCGAAAGTATGAATCTGACAATCGATAACCTCAAAGCAGCAGGCGCCTTCACGGGCGCCCCTGTGGCAAAGGACATCGCCTGGAATAACGACGATGGCGAGGAATTTACGGCAACGGTGTTCGTGCGCCGCATAGGATACGCCGCGGTCGTTTCGGACCTTACGGCGGCGCGCTGCAAGACTGATCCGGTTGCTGGCCGCATTGCGTCCAGTATCTGTGATGCCGAGGGCAATGCTGTGTTCGCCCCGGGCGACATTACGGGCGAAGCAGACCCTGAGCGCGGCCCCCTGCACCACGGGCTTGTGATGGAACTGATGCGCGTCATGGCCGAGGTTAACGGCGCGGGAAAGACGAAGAGCTGAGCGAACTGGACGAGTTCTGGCACGAGCTCGTCCTGTGCGGGGTGGGAGGTTCCACCATCGCTGAGGCCCAGCAGCGGCTTGGCTATCAAGAAGCACTGCAATGGATGAAGTATCGGAGGCTTCGCGGCAGCTTCAACCTGGGCATGAGGGTAGAGCGCGGATCGGCACAACTATCCGTGCTGTATGCCAACGCGCACAGCAAGAACGGAAGCTGGAAGATTTACGACTTTATGCCGAACATGGATGAGCCGCAGATGACGCTGGAGCAGGCAATGGAGGCGTGGAAGTAGGGCCGGGAGTACTTGCCGGCCAGCTGGAATTGGGGAGAAGGAGGACTGGCGAGTAAGAGAAAGAGTATGCTTGAAGGGTGGCGGCTTTAGTCATCTTGACCCGTATCGCCTGCGCCTCTCTTCTTATTTGCTAAATCCTTGGTGAGCCAGGCTGGTGCTTTGCCGTCAAGTTCGGCAGCAGTCCGTTCGGCCATTTTTGCCACTAGATAAGCCAAAGCATCTTCAAGCGGCAGGTTGCGTGACTCGGCAAAACCCTCGAGCCGCTCGTGCTGCTCTGGGGTCAGTTCGAGTTGGTATGTGTCAACGGGATCATCCCCTTGTAGCTTGTCAACCGGGACATAAAGGGCGTCTGCCAGCCTCAAGAGTGTTTTAAGGCGCGGCTTTGATTGGCCTGACTCGTACTTTGAAATCATAGACCAGGCGATACCCACCTTCGCGGCTAGCTCGCGCTGGGTGAGGCCGCGCTCAGCTCGGAGCAGGGCTAGTGTTTTTGCGAACTTTTCTGACATGAAGATCTTTACCGATTTTCGGGGCTACAAAATGGTACGTCCCTGTGGTGTGCGCATGCAACAAAGTCAACAGTGTTGTTGACAAACGACACAAAGAGAACAAAACTACACAAACGAAACAACGGGAGGTCGATATGAGCGCGACTCAAGAAAAGAAGGTGGTAGGGATTCGTTTGGAAGAGATGTTCAGGGCGCTGTTGGCGCAAAAGGCGCAGGAGAATAGCCGTAGCCTGAGCGGTGAGATCGTCCACCGGCTGCGCCGCTCTCTGGAGGCAGAGGCAAGCCAGAATGGGCATCAGGCATAAAAAAGCCCCGAGCGTTGCAGCGCTCAGGGCTTTGGATAACGAAACGTTCGAGGAGAACAATTTCATGAGCAAGAATAGCACAGCGGTATCTAATGTCATCCCCTTCAAGTTTGAAGCCCGTGAAGTCCGTACCATGCTGATCGAGGATCAACCTTGGTTTGTGGCTGCCGATGTGTGCGTGTCGCTGGCTATCGGCAACGTATCGCTGGCAGTCAACGGCCGCGCAGATCGCAGCTCCGATGGCCTGGATGAAGACGAGAAGGGTATTGCCACTGTCAATACCCCCTCCGGCGCACAGGAAATGCTGGTGGTTAATGAATCTGGCTTGTATGCGCTGATCTTCAAAAGCCGCAAGGCCGAGGCCAAGCGCTTCAAGAAGTGGGTCACTGCAGAAGTCCTGCCAGCCATCCGCAAGCATGGGCGCTATGAGGATCGCCGCAACACCATGTGCACCTTGATCGGTCAGACCATCGGCACCGATGGCTTTCACTGCTTGGCTGCTGTACTGGACGGCAAGGTTCGCCATCTGCCCGCACCAGCACGCAAACGGGCTAAGCAGCACGTGTGGTCGCAGGTGCATAAGGCGTTCAGCGTGGTGTCGGCGCAGGATATTCCTTCTGACCAGATGGACGGGGCGCGCAACTTCATTGCCGCCTACGCAATTGAAGGCGAATGGCTTGGCAAGGAGAAGCCAGCAGCACCTAAGCCGCCGCTGAATATTCACTACCCGCTTGATGCGCTGACTTGCCGCCGGCCTGGAATGTTGACGCCATTCAACGCGAACCACGAGACACTTCAGGTCACCCTGGAAGACTTGAGCAGCCCACGCACTTCGTTCTGCGAAATGATACTTTCAGAGCTGAGCCGCAACGGATACGCAGTAGAGGCGGCCTGGTGGGAATTTCGAACGTACCGGAACAAGTTCGAGGCGTTTCGGGGATTGGTGCACAACCTCGGAAGCACCATTGAGGAGCCGCAGAATTACGTGGTGAACCGAAACCCGTTGCCAGCTTAAGCCTCAACCAACCCACCAAACCCAGCACAGACTGGGTTTTGGTGCTGGCCTGGGGTACATTCTCCCTGTCTATCAGGGAGGAATGTCGCATGCTTAAGAAAGTGTCTGCTTTGGTCGCATTCGCGCTCATTGCTGGGTGCAGTACAAACCGAATGCCTGAGCTCAGTCGTTATGACGCGAAATTTCAGCCGTGGTCATCCGCAGAGTCTGTAAACGCTGTATCTTTCATCAGGTCTGGCGCACCGGGCAGCCTACCCCTTTGCGTGGCCTTGGTGGTTAGCAACTCGGGGGAAACGCTGTCTGACTCGAGTAACAGCTTCTTCGGCGCTTACACTGGGAATTACTACAGTCTTGAAAAGTCCGTTCAAGTCGGCGGAGGCAATGTACTCCAATATGTTGCGCCGGATAACAACTCCCTCGTGGCTGAAGGGGCTGTTCGCTATGAGGTTAGCTCGTTAGTCACGCGGTCGGTGCGTTATAAGCTTTCTGCTAGCCAGCTAGATGGTGGACGCTCTTATGTCTTTAGTGACCTGGCTCAAGCGCAGATTAATAGTGGTGCCGCCTCAAACACAGGGTATGGACCTGTTGGTTCTTGGAGCGGTGCAAACCCCGACCTGGCTTTGCAATCGCTGGAAAGAGTCGCTGACGAAATAGAAAGATGTCTGGCTCAGCAGTAACTTTTAAATGAATACGAAACCCGCCTATGCGGGTTTTTTTATGCCTGGAGAAAAGCATGGCAGGTAAGAGCCTCGGAACGCTGACGCTGGATCTGGTTGCCAGGACCGGTAATTTCACCGGCCCAATGGACAAGGCGGCACGGCAGACCAAGAAAAACTCAGACCAGATGGCAAAGGCCGGCAAGGCGGTTGGTATCGGCATTGCTGCTGGCGCTACCGCCGCCGCCGCCGGTCTGCTGCTGATGATTCAGCGTGAGCGCGATCTGATCGACCAGCAGGCGAAAACGGCGCAGCAGCTCGACACTACCTACGAGAGCATGGCGAACCTGCGCCGCGCGGGTGAGCTTGGCGGGGTGGGGTTCGAAAAGATCGAAACAGCTGGTCGCACGCTCAACACCAACATCGGCAAGGCGATTCAGGGGGTTGATGCCCAAGCAAAGGCGTTTGATCGCCTCGGCGTGAGCGCGCAAGAGATTTATGACCTCCCGCTCGATGAGCGCATTGCGGTTATCAATCAGGCCTTAATCGAAAATGTACAGGCATCTGAGCGTGGCGCGGTGGCCGCCGATATCTTCGGCTCACGCAACGCCGCGGCCATGCAGCAGCTTGACCCAGGCACGATTGCGGAAGCCGCTCGGCAGGTCGAAATCTTCGGGCTGAACTTGTCTGACGTTGACGCCGCCAAGGTTGAGATGGCGAACGATGCCATGAGCACCATGGGGTTGCTGACTGATGGCGTTGGCAAGCAGCTGACCGTCAAGCTGGCGCCAATCCTCAAGGCCATTGGCGACGAGTTCCTTCGCAGCGCTGAAGAGGCGGGCGGTCTGGGTCAGGTTGTCTCCGATGTGGTCGATTCCGCGGTGCCTGCAATCGGCTTTGTGATCAGTGCTGCGGACGGCGTAGCGCGCGGTTTCAGCATTGCCGCCGATACGATTGTTGGCACCTTCGCCACCGCCGAGTTCTGGGTTAACACCATCGGCGCGGAGATCATGGAGATCATCGACAATATCCCCGGCATTGATCTGTCGGTGGATGTCGAGTCGATGAGGGCGTCCGCCAGGGTGGCGAAGGGGGTTGCCGCCGAGGCTATGGCCAGCATCCAGCAGTCTTTGCTTGAGCCGCTGGCTGGTGAGAAGTTCGAGCGGTTCATACGGAATGCTGTAGACGCCGGCAATGAAGCTGCTGAAGCCGTTGTTAAAGCACGCGAGGTGGCGCACTCAACTGGCGGTGTTTTCAACGAACTGGCTGATGAAGGCGATGAGGCCGCTAAGGCTGCAGCTAAGGCTGCGGATGCAATCCTGTCCGACATCAGCGCTCTGGAGAAAGCCGCAATCACATGGGGAATGACCGCAGACGAGATAAAGGTGTACGACCTGCAGGTCAAAGGAGCAACGGAGTCACAAGTTGAATATGCGCGATCCTTGATAGGTCTGGTCAGCGGCCTAGAGCGCGCCGAAGAGCAGCAGAAGGATTATCTGGCGCTAGTCAAAGAGCTTCGCACTGACGAGGAAAAGCTAACCGATACCTTCAACGACAGGATAGCTGTTCTGGACGCTATGTCTGATTCGTATCGGATCAGCAGCGACGAGTACCAGCAGATGGTATCGCGGATTGCTGATGCTGCCTTTCCTGATGCGCCGTCATTCTCTGGCCTAGCACCAGAGGTTGGTGGTGCTTTTGGCGAGATCATCAAGATCGACGACGCGGAGAAAGAGCTGGAAAAGTGGTACCAGGTGCAGCTGGATATGCTGGAGCAGTATCGGTCAGAGCGCGCAGACTTGACCGAGCAGTGGGATGAACAGGAACTGGCGCTTAAACAGGAACACGAAGACCGCCTTGGTCAGATTGAGCAGGCTCGCCAACTGGCCTCACTTTCTGCGACAGAAAGTATATTCGGCGATTTATCGGAAATGGCGAAGGTATATGCAGGCGAGCAGTCTTCCCTGTACCGGGCAATGTTTGCTGTGCAAAAGGCCGCCGCCATCGCTCAGTCCATGGTCGCTATCCAGACCGGCATCGCTATGGCAGCCGCCAATCCGTTCCCGGCAAACCTTGCGGCGATGGCCTCTGTCGCAGCAGCAACGGCCAGCATTGTCGGCAATATCGGCGCCATTGGCATGGCCCACGACGGCATCGACTCGATCCCCCAGACCGGCACCTGGCTGCTGGAAAAAGGTGAGCGCGTCACTACCGCCGAGACCAGCGCCAAAATGGATCGGGTGCTTGAGGATATCCGCAGCGGGCAGCGGGACGGCCGTGCGGCCGGGCCTGTATCAATCAGCCTCGACCTCAGCGGCATGAGCGACTCGCGCGAGGTGCGCAGGTCTGAGGCGTCCGTTCGCCGCGCCGTTGCACAGGGTGTGGCACAAGCACAGAGGTATCGTTGATGGGTGCGTTCCTTGAAGAGCGGCTCGATGTGTGCGTGCGCATCGGTGCCGAGGCTGCAGATAGCTACATGCTCGAAGCCAGCACCACGCTGGGTGGCTCCGAGTATGTGTGGCTGATCAACGGCAAGCCGTACCGCGAGTTTGATGTTGGCTACATCAAGCGCAACAGCGACCTGGCGGAGTCTGTGCTCAGCCTGTACCACCGAACTTACGGCGGCTATGCAGGGTTCCGCGTGAAGAGCTGGGACGACTACACCACGGCGCTTGACGGGCGCAGCGCCTACACCGCAACAGACTGCACCCTCGACCCGGTAAGCGATGGCGTTTACCAGCTGGTGAAGGAGTACGGGCGCGACAAGCCAGCGCTGCCGGATATCGGCCGGCCGCGGCGCACCCTGTTTAAACCGGTTGTCGGTGAGGTCGCGGTATCTGTTGCCGGGCAGGTTCTGCCTGCCGGTCAGTGGTCTGTCGATACCACTACAGGCAGAGTGACGATGGCGGCCAACAAGATCCGCGCCATCACTGCGATCACGCAGGCCGCGCAGGCGGTACTGACTGTCGGAACTAATACGTTTCTGGTCGGCGAGTCTGTGGTCATCAGTGCGGTTGTTGGGATGACGCAGATTAACAACCTGCGCGCTTTGGTAACCGACAAGCCCAGCAGCACTCAGATCACCGTGGCTATCGACTCTACTGCGTTCAGCGCATACGTGAGCGGCGGCAGCGTGCAAACCCGCCCGTTGGCGGGTGAGGTGGTCGCCGGCGGCTGTGAGTTTGATATTCCCTGCCGGTTCAGTTCCACGTTCTCGGTGACCGCTCTGGACCCGCGCCACCGCGAAGTTGCAAACCTGAGCCTGCGCGAGCTGCTCTCCCCCTGATAAGGCTTCAACATGAAATCACACGTCGCCGATTACCGGACGCGGGTTTACTGCGCCCGGATTGAGCCCGTGGGCAACCAGCCGATTGTCAGGCTGACCAGCTACCCCACGGCGCTGAAGATGAGCAACGCCGCCGTCTACCACGCCACCAGCGGGTATGAGTTCTCCGGCCTGAGCGCCACAGCGGATATGTCCGGCAGCGGTGTAGACCTGGACGGCATTCTGCAGGCCGGCGGTATCTCGCTCGATGACCTGCAGGTGGGCGCGTATGACAACGCCCGGGTCTACGTCTTCGCCACCAGCTGGTCCGCGCCGATTGAGGATGAAGAGCCGCTTTCGCTGCTGTTCTTCGGCAAGGTGGACATCACCGATCACAAGTACCGCGTGCAGCTGATGAGCGCGATTGATGTGCTGAGCCAGAAGGTGGGGCGCAACTACAGCCCCTCATGCCCCTGGACGCTGTTCGATCAGCACTTGGGGGGCAACCTGATCGCCACCAGCCGCAGTCGCTGCACCGGGCCGCGCGCTGATCCGGACGGGCCGCAGATGGCCGACTATCTGGTGACCGGTACGCTCACAGCGGTGGCCAGCCAGTACCAGTTCACTGACAGCGGCAGGGCAGAGGCGGACGACTGGTTCGGTTACGGCGAGATCCTGTTCACCACCGGTGCCAACGCTGGGCTCAAGCCGTTTCAGATCAAGGTGTTCGCCAGTGGCGCATTCACCCTGCATGAGGCGCTGCCATACCCGCCACAGGTTGGCGATGAGTACCAGGCCATTCCGGGTTGCCGCAAGCGGCTGGAAGACTGCCGCGGCAAGTTCGGCAACGCCATCAACTTCGGCGGGCAGCCACACGTGCCCAGCAAGACCGTATACAGCCAGCGAGGACGCGGAGCATGACGCCAGACGACATCATTGCCGCGGCCATGGAGTGCGAGCACACGCCGTTCCGGCATCAGGGGCGCGTACCCGGTGTCGGGCTGGACTGCGCCGGACTGCTGGTGCACTGCTTCAAGCGGCTGGGGTTGGAGTACCGGGACGAATATGGCTACCCACGTCAGCCGTATGACGGCCAGCTGCAGAAGATCCTCAACGCACAGCCATCGCTACAGTCAATCCCTGTCGCGGAAGCTGGAGCAGGGGACTGGCTGATCATGCGCATGTCGCGCGACCCGCAGCACATTGCCCTGCACGCAGGGTTCGAGCGTGGGCACGCCTACATCATTCACAGCACGTCAGAGTCCGGTCGCGTGGTTCGCCACCGGCTCGACGCACTCAATCGCGCCCGGGTGACCGGCGCCTACAGGATGGTCTCTGCATGAGTTCCAATGTTCTCGGCGCTGTAGTTGGCGGAGCGGTCGGCTTTCTGGTGGGCGGGCCTACCGGCGCGCTGATCGGCGCTGGCATCGGCCTGGCAGGCAGCGCGCTGGTAGGTGGTTTGGGTGTTGGCTACGACGGCCCGCGCCTGTCTGATCTGAGCATCCAGACCAGCACCTATGGCGCAGACATTCCGCGCGTCTACGGCACTATCGTCGTCAGTGGCAACGTCCTGTGGCTGGAGAACAACAAGCTGCGCGAGCGCAAAAGCGACGGCGGCGGCAAGGGCGGTGGGGCAAGTGCTGCGGACGAATACACCTATTACGCCACATTCCACCTCGGCCTGGCCGACTGCCCGGACATTCCGATTCACGGCATCCGCCGGATCTGGTGCTCGGACAAGCTGCTGTACGACGCAGGAGCGTCTGACCTCAGCACCATCATCGCCAGCGGCGTGTTCCGCACGAACAAATGGACGTTCTATCCGGGCTCTGATGATCAGCAACCCAGCGCGCGGTATCAGGCGGACGTGGGCGTCGATAACGCCACCGCCCATCGTGCCATCGCGTACATCGAATACCGCAACCTGGAGCTGACCGACTTCGGCAACACGCTGGAGGGCGCGCAGTTCCGCGTTGAGCTGGTGGTGCCGGAGGCGAAGGAAGCCCCGGTGTATATGTACAACCGGTCGATGGTTGGGGAGGTCGTGTACTCGGATGAGGCGATTGTGCAGACGGCGGAGGCACAGACCGGCTTCTTTAGCGAAGGAGTATATTACGGCTCAGTTCGGTTCCGCACGTATGATCATTCCGGCAGATTGATTCGGTCCGTTGTTAAGTCGGCATCGGTTCCAGTTGAGGGGGTTCAAAGCTTAGTTTTTTATTGGTCGCTTTATCTGAGGGGTGTGCAGAGCAGCATGTTCGTTTACCGCCAGGACGGCACGAAAACCTGCAGGGGTGCAATCGATGGCGACGTGGATTTGTGGCCGCCGGATGCGCCTGTGGGGTATATCCGCACCTCGTTCGGTGATTTCCTACCAGCGGCTGACGCAATCCGGGTGCATAGAGGCGGGCAGTTCTCCTCTATCTCTTTCTCGGGGGTTCGTCACACAGACCTGCAGGTTTTAGAGTCAGCCGGGCGGCTGTTTGCCCGGTTTGTTAGGCCAGCGGAAAACGCGCTGTGTTTTGCCGAGCTGGATACTGACGGGTTCGGGATAATTTGGGAGTCGCAGCTCGGCACTGGTGACACATGGACCTTGGCCTCGCGGTTTGCAATCAGCGAAAGCCGCGTTTTTGTTAACGCGGCAGATCTGGCGCTAGTGTACGACATAGCGCAGTCGGGGGTATCTGTAGCAGGGTCCGCTGCGCTGCAGGGGGTCTCTGCGACGTATGCTGTTGCCCCCGGTTTCGGCATGACCGCAGCGGGCCGCGTCTATCAGATGACCGACCGAGGCGGCGCCGGCTATGAGGATCTGGCCGACGTTGTTGTCCGCGAAGTCGAGCGCTCAGCGCTGCTCACAGCAGATGACGTAGACGTGTCGTTACTCACCGGTCAGACGCGGGGTTATCGCGTCAGCGGCGGCTCAATCCGATCAGCGCTGGACCCGCTGGCCACCGCACACCAGTTCGCAATCATCCAAGACGGCTACAAGCTCAAGGTGGTGCCGCGCGGGCAGGGCAGCGTGCTGACCGTCCCCTATGAGGATATGGGCGCCACCAACGGCGACCAGCCGAAGGACGTATTCAAGCGCGGGCGGGAAATGGACAGCCAGCTGCCGGCGAAAACAACCGTCAAATACCTGGACGTCGCTCGCGAGTACGACATCGGCGAGCAGTCATCGACCCGCATCAATACCGAGGCCGTCAACGAAGAGGAGATCGAGCTGGCAATGGTGCTCACTGCCGATGAAGGCGCCGGCATCGCCGAGGTGCTGCGCGGCCGTGCGTGGCTGGATCGCGACAGCTACGAGTTCAGCCTGCCGCCGACCTATTTGGCGCTGCAGCCGGGTGACGTGTTCACCCAGCAAACACCGGATGCGGACTACGAGGTCTACATCAACGAGATCGAGTACACGCAGGACGGTCGCGTAGAGATCAAAGGCACGCCCAACGCGGCCTCGGTTTTCACCCCGAATGCATCCGGCGGTGAGGGCACACTTCCGGACGGCGTGATCGGCATTGCAGGCCCCACTGTGTTTGTGCCGCTGGACATCCCGGTCGTAGATGAGACGTACCAAAATCAGCTCGGTTTCGTCGGCGTGATGACGGGCTACACCTATGGCTGGCCTGGTGGTGTGCTGTACCGCTCTGGCGACAACGGCCAGACGTGGCTTGATATTGAGGCGTGGAATACCAAGTGCACAATCGGCACAGCGGCGGATGTGCTGAGTGCTCACGACGGCTATCTTATCGACCAGTCTGAACTGCCGGTGCTGGTTATCAGCGGTGAACTGGAAAGCATCACCCGCGGCCAGATGCTGACTGGCGCGAACTACGCGGCATACGGGGCGGACGGGCGATGGGAGATCGTACGGTTCCAGAATGCAGTGCTGCAGGCGGACGGTAGTTACACGCTGTCTGGGCTTGTGCGCGGTGACCGTGGCACAGAGTGGGCGACCGGTCTGCATGAGGTGGGCGACTGGTTCATCTTGCTGACCGACCCTGACAACGTCTTTATCAGCATGGCGTCCGAGTCGCTGACGCTGGAGCGGCTCTACCGAGGCATCACCAATCGCGCGGCACTGGATACTGGCGACAACGTGAGTTTCGCGTACCAGGGCGTCAATTTGGAACCGCTCAGTCCTGTGCATGCGCGGGCCACCCGCGACGGCAGCAGTAACCTGTCGGCAACCTTTGTCCGTCGAAGTCGTCTTTCCAGTAGCTGGTGGTCTACGGGAGTCGTAGCGCCGGTCGGGGAGTACGCAGAGGCATACGAGATCGACGTTATCGATGGCAGTAGCGTAATGCGCACGATTGACTCCAGCACCGCGGGTTTCAGCTATTCCGCTGCGGACCAGACAATTGATTTTGGCTCCCCTCAATTATCCATTACTTTCCGCATCTATCAGCTCAGTGAGGTGGTAGGGCGTGGCTATGTTCGCGAGGTAACACTGTGACAACACCTAATCTGGGGCTGACCGAGCTGGCAAACGGACAGGCCAACTACCTGAATGCCAACGAGGCGTTTGCGATAATTGACGCCCTGCTGCAAACCCCGGTCATCAGCAAGACACTGACGGCTGCCCCCGGCAGTCCGGCCAACGGCGCTTTTTACATCATGGCCTCGGCGTGGACAGGAGTAACAGGTGCTGCTGCGGGCAAGCTCGCGCTGTACCGTACCGGCTCTGGCTGGATCGTCATCACCCCGAAAGAGGGCTGGAAAGTCGAGGTGCTGGCCGACGGGATCACGTACCGATATGACGGCTCAGTGTGGGCGGAATGGTCAGCCGGAGGTGGCAGTGGCGGCATGACAAATCCGATGACTGCAGAGGGCGATATCATCGTAGGCGGATCAAGCGGGTCACCGGAGAGGCTCCCTGTGGGGACTGACGGGCAGGTTCTGACCGCAGTCTCAGGGAGTCCCGAGTGGCAGGACCCTCCGGGCGGCGGGTTTACCGGCGGCACGCTGTCATCCGCGCTGAATGAGGCTCCAGCGGTAACGCTCGCCTCCGCTGCGACAGTTAACATCGGGGCCGCAACGGCAAACACGATCCGCATAACGGGCACAAGCGCGATCACCGCGTTTGATGCCATCGCCGACGGTGCTGTGCGGCGGCTCGAGTTTGCTGGGGCGCTGACGCTAACACATAACGCTGTGTCGCTGATCTTGCCGACCAGCTCAAATATCGTCACGGTGGCCGGCGACGTGGCGGAGTTCCGGTCGCTGGGCGAGGGCAACTGGCGCTGCACGGGGTATCTGCGCGCAGATGGCACGCCGCTGGCAGGGGGCGGCGGTGGTGGGCTGACGTATTTTGCCGAGGCGAAAAATACAGCGTCACCCAATACCACCACGCCTGCAGTATCGCTATCCGCAGTCGTTGCAGAGACTAACGCCGATATGGTTTTAGCGGCAAAAGGCACCGGAGCAACGATTGCGCAGGTCCCGGACAACAACACCTCAGGCGGAGCAAAACGGGGTACTAGAGCGACGGACTGGCAAAAAGGGCGGAACTCGTCAAACCAGGTAGCCTCGGGCGCGGAATCGACTATCAGTGGTGGCGTGAACAACACCGCGCTTGGGATGGGCGCAGTTGTCGGCGGCGGCGTGGCTAATAGCGTAAGCCCTTCCTATGGGGTATGCGGTGGCGGGTCAAGCAACATCGTCTCTGGCACGAGCGGGACAATCTCGGGCGGTAGCTCCAACACGATCAACAGCGGCGCCGATGGCGGGTGCATTCCGGGCGGTTCCGGTAACCTGGTATTGACTGGTTCAGTTGCTGCGGCTGTTTTGGGCGGGGCAGGAAATACAGCATCGGGACAATATTCGACGGTGCTGGGCGGCTATCAAGCACACAGCCGAGGCATATACGGAGCCGAGGTCCGCGCGAGCGGGCAGTTTTCAACTCAAGGCGATGCTCAGCGCGGGCGCTATATCTTGCGCAGGTCTACGACAAACGCGACTCCGCTAACGCTCGGGACAAACGGATCAGGCGGCGGGGTTACGAATCAAGTAGTGCTGCCAAATAACAGCTCGTACGCTTTTACCGGACGCGTCGTAGCGCGTGAAAATGCGACTGGCGACTGTGCAGCATGGGAGTTTACGGGTGTCATCCGGCGCGGCGCTAGCGCCGCAACGACTGCGCTGGTGGCAGCTGTGACGCCGTCAAGTATCGCCGCAGACGCTGGGGCCGCCGCATGGGGCCTGAGCGTCACGGCTGACACGTCGAGCGGGGCGTTAGCGATAACAGTAACCGGCGAGGCGGCGCATACAATCCGCTGGGTAGCCGATGTCGAGACTGTCGAGGTCGTTGGCTAGTTTTCTGAGCTACTGACGCGGCAGTGGAGAGTGGTTGCCGGTACTACAAAACCCGGCATTGGAACAGCCCACATCCCTGTAGAGCCAGCACGATAGTGCCCGCCCGCGCGGGCGCTGTCGCTGGCGAAAACCAACAAACGATAACCCCGTCACAACAGGCCGCCCAATGAGGTGGCTTTTTCTTTGGAGAATCAATGACAGTCATCACCGCTGAAAAAGCAGGCGGGGCGAACGTGTGCGCGTTCCTCGACATGCTGGGCTGGTCAGAGGGCACAGTGCAAGTGCCGGGCAGCGACGACGGGTACAACGTACTCGTTGGCGGCACGCTGTTCACCGGCTACGCCGATCACCCGCGTGTATCGGTCGCTCTGCCACGCTACGGCATCCGCTCGACCGCCGCCGGCCGGTATCAGTTCCTGTCACGCACCTGGGATGCCATCGTCCGTAACTACGGGTTCCGTGGCCGCTTCATTCCCGAGGCGCAGGATCTGGCCGCCATCAAGCTACTGAAGGAATGCGGCGCTTACCCGCTGATCCAGCAGGGCAATATCACCGAAGCCATCAAGCTGGCCGCCCCGATCTGGGCCAGCCTGCCCGGCGCCGGCTATGGCCAGCGCGAACACCGGCTGACCAAGCTGCTGGAGATTTATGCGGATGAGCGGGCTGCAGAGGCGCAGCCGGAAGAGCAGCTGCTGGCGGTGTATGCCGGCTGCGGCGGGGAGGTCGCATGCTGAATAAGTACAAGCTACTCGCCCAGATCTGCGGCCTGGCCGCCCTGGTGCTGCTGGGGTTTGGGGTGGGGTGGAGCTGGAACGGATCTCTCTGGGAGTTGAAGTACAACAACCGCGAGACCAAATACGCAGAGGCACGGGCAGCAGCCGAACGGCAGGCCCGGTCGGAGGAAACGCGGCGCGCAGCCGCAGTTGAGGGGATACGACGTGATGCGAAACAACAGATTGACCAGGCTCAGGCTGATGCCAGTGCTGCTGATGCCACTGCTGACAGCCTGCGGCAGCAACTCGCCGAGCGTACCCGTCGAGCCAGCGCGGATACCTGCTCTGACGCCGGAAGCCAGACAGCCCGCTCAACCCTCATACTGTATTCCGAGCTGCTCGACCGGGCTGATGCGCGAGCGGGAGAGCTGGCAGCAGAGGCTGACCGACGACGAATAGCGGGGCTGGCGTGTGAGGCTCAGTACGACTCGCTTGGTCAGTGACCTGCAGCGGTGCGAGCCAGCTCAAGGGCTGCCTTGCACCGGCGGACCACGTTCGTCACTGCCTGCGGCGTCACGCCTAGATCAGCAGCAGCTGCGCCGGGAGCCTCGCCGCCGACAAGTACGCGGCGGGCAGCTTCTTCGCTTTGCCCGCCCCGCAGGCTGATCAGCTTCGCCAGCGCTTCAAACTGTTCGCTCGTCATCACGCCACCTCGATCTGTGCGCCCGGCAGTACCAGCCAGGTGGTACCGTGCTCGTCGCTCATTTCTACCGCCGCGTAGCCCAGGGCCTTGGCCAGCTGGCCGCGAATGCGTTGGGCTTCCCAGCCAGCTTCGCCCAGGTCGTCAGCGCGCAGCAGCTCAACGTCGGCGTCTTCCACTTCTTCCTCTTCAACCACCAGTTCGAACAGGCGGTCCATGTCGTCACACCAGTGACCGGCAACTTCGTTCAGGGCAGCCATCACCGCGTCAGCATCCAGCTCGTAGGACAGTTCTTGCTGGGTCAGCGCCTTGTCGTCATCGATCTCGATGCTGTGCAGCACGTCACCGTGAGACAGGGCAGCGTCTTCATCGGCAGCGGCAAACAGGCCACCGAAGATGCCGAGGTCTTTAATTTCGCTGATCTGTTCAAAGCTGCCGTGGAAGAGTTTCATTGCCGTTCTCCGTTGTTGATGACTCTATATTAAACGCTTTAGAGTTTAATGCAAGACATGGCGACGAACGGTCATTCTGATCCGTGGGGGAATCTTGGGGGAATGCTCCCCCAAATAATCCCCTCGTCATCCTATAGGACGCTTAGTGATAGTCAGCAAAATCAGTATCTTGCCGGATGCGAAGTCCGTTAAATGCGGGCTGAAAACGGATTCGAAATCCGTTGTACGGGTAACCGTACCCAGGGTTCGAATCCCTGACTCTCCGCCAATAAACAAAACGCCCAGCTCAGCTGGGCGTTTTTGTTTATCCGGTGAGCTCTCGGTGAGAACCCTCGTTCGACCGAGCCTGCAACGCAGGCGAGGAACGCCGGAGCGCAGCGACGGCGGCCCCTCGAAGAGGGGTGAGGCGCGCAGCGCCGAATAATCCCTGACGAAGTCTCAGAAGGCACAGTTCTCCGACTAGCTGGGTGCTTTTTGTTTATCCGGCGAGCTCTCGGTGAGAACCCTCGTTCGACCGAGCCTGCAAGCTATACCTGCCATCTCAAGGCGGGGCGGCGTCAGCTTTGCAGCTCGCTGGCCGTCGCCGTGATGGTGCAGGGGCGCTCGGGCAGGCTGCGCGGGAATGCCGAGAGTGGCACCGGCGCGGATATCAGATAGCCTTGTACCTCGTTGCAGCCGGTGGCGCAGATAGCATTGAGCTGCTCGGCGGTTTCAACGCCTTCGCAGACCGTGCGCTTGCCGAGGGTAATGGCCAGCTCAGTAACCATCCGCACGATGGCCTGGGCATCCTGTCGGGTCAGCAATTCGGTAATGAATGAGCGGTCGATCTTCAGGGTGTCGAACGGAAAGCAGCGCAAGTACGACAAAGACGAGTAGCCAGTACCGAAATCGTCCAGTGCCAGTCTTACGCCGGTCTCACGGATGGCGTGGAGCGTGGCCAGCGCCTGATCCGGGTCATCGAGAATCACCGACTCGGTGAGCTCCAGTTCAAGCCGCTGCGGGGCGAGCTGGTAGCGTTGCAGCAGGGTCTTGAGGCCCTCAAGAAAATGCCCGAACTGTACCTGCATCGCCGAGACATTGACTGAAATGGTCAGCCCTTGCAGCTCATTGACTGCAGCCCGGCAAGCCTCCTCAAGTACCCACTGGCCCAGACCGTCAATCAGACCGCACTGTTCGGCAATGGGAATGAACTCGTCCGGTCCGACTCTGCCCAGCTCGGGATGGCTCCAGCGAATCAGTGCCTCGGCGCCGACAATCTCCCAATTCGCGAGATCAACCTTTGGTTGCCAGTGAACCTGAATCTGTCCCCGCTCAATGGCGTGTCGCAAACCCTCTTCAATGGCCAGTCTGCGCCGGCTGCGCTCGCCCATTTCTTCGGAGTAGAGCGACCAGCAGCCCCTGCCCGCAGACTTTGCTGTGTAGAGAGCCATATCCGATTGCACCATCAGATCATCCAGATGAGGACCGCCCGGCGGACGCACGCTGATACCGATGCTGGCGCCAACGCGAAACTCTCGCTCAGCGACGGTGATAGGGTTACTGAGGTTGCTGATCAGCTTCTGGGCCAGGGCGGTGATCTCTGTGCTGCTCTCAAACTGCCAGACCACCAGGGCGAATTCATCGCCGCCGAGGCGGGCGACCAGCATGTTTTCGCCGGCGCAACCGAGCAGGCGGCGGGCGATGACCTGGAGCAGGGCGTCGCCGGTACTGTGGCCGTGGTTGTCGTTGATGCTCTTGAAACGGTCCAGGTCGACCGACAGCAGGGCCAGTGACTGATCGCGCTTGACCAGTGCACTGATGGTGTCGCGCAGCTTGAAGCGGTTGGCCAGGCCGGTCAGCGAGTCGGTGTGGGCCAGGGTTTGCAGCATGCGTTCGTTGTTGACCTTGTCGGTCACGTCGCTGACGATGCCACGCCGTCCGACAAAGCGACCTTGATCATCCAGAAGAATTTTGCCCGTCAAGGCCAGGTGGCGCACTCCGCGGCGACCTTGCAAGCTGAGCGGCAGTGCACGGAAGTTCTGGCGACATTCAATCAGTTCGGTGCCTTGCTTCTTCAACTCAGCGCAGCGATCACTCAGCAGCTCCACGAAGCGTTTTTCCCGGTGCTCATTGGGCGCCAGTTCAAGCAGTTCGGTCAGCCGCGGCGACACGTGGTTGAGCATGCCATCGGCGTCTGTTTCCCACAGCGCGTCACCGGCATCCAGCTCGAAGTCCTGAAGCAGCACCGAGAGCATTTCGCCCTGGCGTGCAGCTTTGCGCTGAGCATTGATCAGGTCGGTTGATTTTCGCCACGACAGCAGCGCACCGATGACTACCATCGGCGAGTAGAGTGACAGCAGCAGGGCGAAAGCAAAGAAGTGAGTTTGACCGGTAAACAGCAGGCCGATCAGGGAGGCCAGCGTGTATATGCCGACATAGATGATGCTGGCACGTGGCAGCGGGCTGAGAACAAACCCGCCGGCGCCGATCATTCCTGTTACCAGTGTCGAGATGGTCATCTGCTGCAAGCCACCACTGGTTGGGAACCACAGGATGATCATCACACCCCAGATACCGGACAACCCCGCCGCGTGAAGAGTAGAGCGCTTTATTCGACGTACGCGGGAGGTTACAAGCCCCTCATCCGGCATTCGCCACCAGCTCACACAGGCGAGCAGACAGGCCAGTGCAAGAGCACAAAACCAGACCCATAGCGCGGCTGGAATATCGGGTGAGTAGCTAAGCAAAATACAGGCACCTGCGCCGACGTTGGCAAACATCATCGCGGGCGTGACCCGAATTACCGAGGTGAGGTGGGCGCCGCGCAGCAAAGCCATTTCGCGCTCGTTACTGCTGTACATTTGCGCGATGTCGTCGCGCAGTGATTTAAAGGTCTGTGAATATGGTTTCAAACGACACCCACCGATGGCGTGACTGCACCCTGTCTCAACACTAGCAGAATGCAATCACGCCTGACGATAGGCTTTAGGTCGCAGCCGCGTTATTCCCAATCAACCGGACAGGCTTGGCAACCATGCATTGTCACGTCCAGAAAGGTGCCGTAGTGCAGGCGTGCGCCTTCCAGGTTGGCGTCGGTCAAATTGGCGTGATTGAGTTTGGCTTCCTGCAGGTTGGCGTCGCGCAGATCGGCGCCGGCCATGTCGGCCTTTGGCAGCCAGGCCATCTCCAGATTGGCGGCGCGCAGCACGGTACCGTGCATGGTTGCACCGCTGAAACGCGCGAAGTCCAGGCTGGCGCCAGTAAAGTCTGCGCCCTTGAAGCTGGCTCCCTGCGCAGTGAGGTTCCAGCCACTGATGGCCACAAACTGTGCTTCGTCGGCCTGGGCGCCGCGCATGGCGGTTTGCTGCAAGCTGGCACGGGTAAAGTTGGCTCCTTCGAGCCGGGCGTTGTCGAGTCTGGCTTGGTCAAGTACTGCATGGCGCAGGTCTGCATCGCGCAGGTCGGCGCCGGTCAGGTCCGCCTTGCGCAGATCCAGGTGGCGGAGATCAGCGCCGCGCAGATCAACGCCCTGGCACTGGGTGCCGGGGATCAGGGCGCAGCCGTTTAGGGTTCGGATATCCTCTTCGGCAATGTCAGCGCTCTGCGCCAGCAACGCGGGGCTGCTCAGTGCCAGCAGGCTGGCAGTCAGACGAACAAGCAGTTTCATGCTCTTCTCCATAGCCCTGCCCACCCGGGTGGGCAGGGCGTTTCAGGTGATTACTCGTTGGCCCAGCTGGGCAGCTTGAATACCCAGAACGAACCGCCCTGAGCCACCGGCTTGGTCAGCTCGGCCATGTCGCCACCCCACAGCGGCACCGCGCCGCCGTAACCGGTGGTCACGCCGATGTACTGCTCGCCGTCCTGTTCCCAGGTAATCGGCGGGGAGATGATCCCGGTGCCGGTCTGGAACTGCCACAGCTGCTCGCCGGTCTCGGCGTTGAAGGCCTTGAAGTAGCCATCGCCGGTGCCGGTGAACACCAGATTGCCACCGGTGGCCAGTACGCCAGCCCACAGTGGCAGTGGCTCCTTGTGCTCCCAGGCCACGCGACCGGTCTGCGGGTCCATCGCCCGCAGGATGCCGACGTGATCGTCATACATGCGCTTGATGCGGAAGCCCATGCCCAGATAAGCGGAGCCCTTGGTGTAGCTGACTTCCTCGGTCCAGTAGTCTTCCTTCCAGTGATTGGCCGGAACGTAGAACAGACCGGTGTCGCGGCTGTAGGCCATCGGGTTCCAGTTCTTGCCGCCCAGGAACGGGGGCGAGACTTCGATGGCTTCGCTGCGCTCCTGACCTTCTTCCAGGCGCGGCGGACGCTGACCTTCGTTCTCGATCGGGCGACCGGTTTCCAGGTCAATGCCGCTTGCCCAGGTGATGTTGTCGACAAACGGGAAGGCGTTCATCAGCTTGCCGTCTTCGCGGTTAACCACATAGAAGAAGCCGTTGCGGTCGGCGTGGGCCGTCGCGGGTACTTTCTCGCCGTCCTGCTCGTAGTCGAACAGCACCAGCTCGTTGTTGCCGGAGAAGTCCCAGGTGTCGTTCGGGGTGTGCTGGTAGAACCATTTGACCTCGCCCGTGGTGGCGTCGACGCCGACCTGCCCGGAGGTGTAGAGGCTGTCGTAGTCGTTCGGGTTGCCATCTTCCGGAGTGCGTGCCCAGCCGTTCCAGGGGGCCGGGTTGCCTGCACCGATAATGATGGTATTGGTTGCCGCATCGAAGCTGGCGCTCTGCCATGGCGCGCCGCCGCCGTGGCTCCAGGCCTCGACCTTGCCGGTCGGCGAGTTCGGATCATCCGGCCAGGAGGGCGCTTTTACGTCGCCGGTGGGGGTGCTGTCTTCGCCGTTCAAACGGCCCATGTGACCTTCGACGAACGGGCGCATCCATACCTCTTCGCCGGTTTCCGGGTCGCGGGCAAACAGCTGGCCGACCACACCGAACTCATCGCCGGAGGAGCCGTGGATCAGCAGCGCGCGGCCGGTGGCCTGGTCCTGCACGATGGTTGGTGCGCCGGTCATGGTGTAGCCCGCCTTGTGGTCGGCGAACTTCTTGCGCCAGACCACCTTGCCGGTGTCCTTGTTGAGCGCAACGATGCCGGCATCCAGGGTGCCGAAGAACACCTTGTCGCCGTAGATGGCGGCGCCGCGGTTGACCACGTCACAGCATGGGCGAATGTCGTCGGGCAGGCGGTGCGAGTAGCTCCACAGGCGCTGACCGGTCTTGGCATCCAGGGCGAACATGCGCGAGTAGGAACCGGTGACGTAGATCACGCCCTCGTGGACGATGGCCTGGGATTCCTGACCGCGCTGCTTTTCATCACCGAAGGAGAAGGACCACGCCGGCGTCAGTTTGAACACGTTCTCGTCGTTGACCATGTTCAGCGGGCTGTAGCGCTGGGCGTTCGTGCCCAGGCCGTACATCAGCACGTTGTTGGTGGTCATGTGGTCGTTGGCGATGTCCTCCCAGGTAACCGGGGTGGCCGCTGCAGGGCCCGCGACGAGGCCGAGGCCAGCGGCGAATACCAGGCCCCTGATGGCCTGGCTGACGGGCTTCAGTGCGGGAAGTCTTGTTGTTTTCATGGCAGTTTTCCTGTTGATCGTTGGCGTGTTCAGCGAGGGCTGATCCACGGCTCATGGTGGGCGTGGTGTCAGGGCGCGGATACGGAAAACAGCCCGGGTACGGCGGGAAAATTGCCCGTACCGGTGGCGCTTGGTAGCGGGTGAAAGGGAGCAGGACTTAGGGCGGAATGAATTTGGCCCAATGAGTATGCGGTGTTCGGTCGCAGCCGTCCTGGCCGCTCTAGAACAAGGGTTTCTGGTTGGGTTCGATGCGGTTTCTACTACCAACGAACTAGATCGCGGCCACCAAAGCAGCATTGGGCCGATTGCGGCTGCTTCCTACCATGGCCATCGACAGCAATGCACTTGCGCAATCGATTCGGCCACGAGGTGAGCAGTATGAACCATTACAAGAACGCACTGAAGATGACCGCACTCGGCCTGGCACTGGCCGCCGGTCAGGCGCTGGCCCACGGCAATGTCACCCCTCAGGCAGTAGATACCAAGGGGCTGGAAGAGCTGGGCACGGAATGGCGCGAAACCAACCCCTACCGCGAAGGCCACCCGCAGCACGAGCTGGCCATCAAGGTGGGCGCTTCTGCCTACAACCAGAACTGCGCCGCCTGTCACGGTCTGGAAGGTATTTCCGGCGGCATCACGCCCGATCTGCGCTACCTGGAAGTGGGTGACTACGGCGATGAGTGGTTTAAAGAGCGCGTGATCAACGGCGCGGTACGTGACGGCCGCGTTTACATGCCGAAGATGGCTGACTTCCTGAGTCAGGAAGCCCTGTGGGCCATCCGCACCTGGCTGGAAAGCGTAGCAGTGGAGCAATAAGGTCATGGCCCGCGCCTGGCTGTTTTGTCTCTGCCTGCTGCTGGGACTGCCAGCACAGGCGTACAACATCACGCACATCCGCGACTACGACGAAATTGTCGCCTCCGGTGAGTTGCGTGTGGCGCTGTATCAGGACTTTCCGCCCTACAGCTTTATGCAGGGCGGCGAGCCTGCCGGGGTTGATGTGGCACTGGCCCAGGCGCTGGCCGACGGACTCGGCGTCCGCCTGAGTATCCAGTGGATGCAGGCGGACGAAACCATTGACGGTGACCTGCGTAACCACCTGTGGAAAGGGCATTACCTGCGTCCGGGCGAAGTCGCCGATGTGATGTTGCGGGTGCCCTACGATCAGGACTTCAGCAACCGCCGCGATGAGCTTGGTCTGCCGAAGAACGAGCTGGTGCACATGTTCGGGCCCTACCAGCGCGAACGCTGGCAGGCGGCGTTTGACCCAGGCAAGATCGACGCCGTACCGAGCATCGCGATCTTCCAGTATTACCCGGTCGGGGTAGAAGAAGACTCGGTGCCATCGTTCTATCTGGGCTCGGTGATGAACGGTCGGCTGGCGGGCATGACCCATCACTACCGCACCCTCAGCCTCGCCTTCGATGCGATGCTCAAGGGCGAGGTCAACGCGGTGATGGGCACCCAGGCGGAAATCGACTGGCTGCTGGCGCAGCATCCGCAGGCGGGGATGCAACTGACCGAGAACGCCTACCCGAACATCGGCAAGCAGGTGTGGGAGCTGGGTATGGCGGTCCACGACTCCAACCGTCAACTGGCCTACGCGCTGGGTGATGAGGTGGAAAGCATGATTCTAGATGGCCGGATGGCGGCCATCTATGCGGCGCAAGGGTTGCGGTATCTGGCGCCTGACCGCTACGCGCAGTAATAGACTGATCTCCTTTGCCGGCCTCTGGGCCGGCTTTTTTCTTCTATGAAAGCCGGAATGACAGTAGGGCGGGCTAAGCCAAAGGCGTGTCCGCGTTTTTACTAAATGTGGCCTGTTTCCACGTAGCCGGGTGTCGGAGTTCCTGTTTTGGGCATTGCGCCGTTGCCGAATCAGCGTTTCGCCTTCACGGCGAGCCAAGGGGGGGCGCTTGCTCGGCCCCCCTTGGCGATCCCCCCGGCACCCGGCTACGCGGCCCTGCGGGTTCGCTGAGTTGCTCGGTTTGGCAGGGGCCGGCAGAACTCGGCTCTACGAGCCTCAAACAGGCTGCCGTCCTTTTTCATGCCAACCCTGCGCTACTCGCCCACGTAAACGGGACGAACTCCGGTGCGCACTCCACCATCTATGTCTTTCTGATGGTGCCCACGCTCCGCGTGGGTACCGGACTGCTCGGCCGCTCTGCGGCCGGCTGTTCAAATCGGCCGCCGCTCTATGCGGATGCGCAGCGTCCATCCCAGTGCTCCTGCGCAGAGCGTACTTTCTCACCACGGACTTGCAATCTGATAATGGTTTTTGCTTTAAATGTTACGTTATAACAATTATAGTCTGCCCCGCGGTGTGCCAGCCACGCCGTTGCCAATACCAAATCGAAAGGGAGCAGCCATGTTTTCAAGCAAGACGCCATTGACTCTGGCGCTGGCGGCGGTGGCCGCTGGTGTCTCTTCCGTGCAGGCAGCGGAT